ATGACCGCCGCTGAGCTTGCCGATAAGCAGGCCGAGCGGGCGGCACGTCAGCGCAACCAGTCGATGGGCTTTGATAGCTACTAAAGGGGCGGGCAATGGCTGATAAGAAAGACCCCCGGATCGCTGAGCTTGGTGTCGAGGGCTACAACAAGCCAAAGCGCACCCCCGATCACCCCACCAAATCTCATGTGGTGCTCGCCAAGGAGGGCGATCAGGTCAAGACCATTCGGTTTGGGCAGCAGGGGGTAAAAGGCAGCCCACCGAGAAAAGGCGAGTCGCAGGCAGCCAAGCTCCGGCGTCAGTCGTTTAAGGCGCGGCATAAAAAGAATATCGAGAAAGGAAAGATGTCCGCGGCCTACTGGGCGGACAAGGTTAAGTGGTGATGCGTATCGATCAAAACTCAGCAACCTGGTCGGTGGTCCGCGATTGGGCTGAAGATCAGCGACAGGGCTATATCGAGCAGCTCATCGGCGGCGCCAACCCGGATTTAGATGAGCGGATCAGGGGCCGGATACAGGTTCTCGATGCCCTGCTCGCGCTGCCCAACGATCCCTGATCCCGACAACCAATACACCAACCCAAACCGCCCACCGAGGCGGTTTTTTTATGCCGATCTATAAAGGAGATCCGCGATGAACGACGAGCCGCTCAATGATGAGCCGCAGTCTGAGGATGATTTCGAGACTGCATTCGCTGAATACGCTTCTGGCGAAGCCGAGAAACCAAACGCTGAGGAGAGCACCGAGGAGCCGCAAGAGGCCCCGGAGAGCGAAGCTGAGAGCGCTCCTGAGCCCGAGGAAAGCGCGCCGGGTGATGATGACCTTGCTGCCCGGCTAGCCGCGCTCGAGGCGGAGAATCAGAAGCTCAAGCACTCGGAGGCCAGCCAACGCGGCCGGCTTGGTGCCTATCAGCGACAGATCAATCAGTTGCAGTCACAACTGCAGCAGACCCAGAACACCCCCGGGAAGCCTCAGCAGAGCGAAGAACAGCAGCGCCAAGAGGCGGCCGATGCCGCTGGCGTTAAAGACTGGGAAGCGCTCAAAGAGGATTTCCCCGAGGTGGCAAAGGCGCTTGATGCCCGTATCGAGGCGGAGAGAAAAGCTCTCGCCGAGGACCGGCAGCGACAGGCGCAACTCGAGCGGCAGATTGCAGAGCTGCAGTCGGCCGTGCAACCCATCCAGCAACAGGCCCAGGAAACGTACCTCAAGACTCAGGTTGACGCGCTTACAGCCCGTCACCCGGATTGGCGTGAGGTGGTGTCTGCGCCGGCGTTCGCTGAATGGCTAAACCAGCAACCCGAATCCCTTCGCCGACTCACAGAGTCCAACGACGCCGCGGAAGCCGCCGCGTTAATGGACCTCTATAAGTCACAGACCGGGAGCCAGGTTGCTGATGGCAATTCCGACAAACGCCAAGAACGTCTGGCCGCCGCTCAGAGTGTGCCGCGCCGCGGCTCTGCTCCCAAGGGTGGGGTGCCGGATGAGTTCGAGGCTGCATTCAACCATTACGCAACAAAGAGGTAAGAAGTAATGGCTACCACGACTTATGGCTCAATCTCGCAGCGTACCGCTGCTTGGGCGGCCACGGAGATGCTCCAGCACGCCGAGCCCATCCTGGTGCTCAGCAAGTTCGGGCAGTCCAAGCCGCTCCCGAAGAACAAAGCCGATACGGTGAAGTTCCGTCGTCCGGTTCCGTTTGGCGCTGTCACCGCACCGCTGACCGAGGGCACCACGCCCACCGCTCAGCAGATGCAGTATGAGGATGTCACGGTTCAGCTCGATCAGTGGGGCGCCTATGTCGAGATCACCGATGTGGTCAACGACCTGGCTGAGGACCCGGTCCTCTCCGATGCCTCCATGCTCTGCGGCGAGCAGGCCGCTGAGACCGTCGAGATTCAGACCTGGGGCGCTCTGCGTGCAGGCACCTCGGTGTTCTACTCCAACGGCACCAGCCGCTCGGATGTGAACACCCCGATCAGCCTCGATAAGCAGCGCCAGATCACCCGGGCTCTGAAAGCCAACCGCGGCAAGAAGGTGACCAGCATGGTCTCCGCCTCGCCCAACTACGAGACCCGCCCGGTGGCACCGGCCTTCATCGGCTTTGCCCACACCGATCTGGAAGCGGATATCCGCGACATGCCTGGCTTCACCCCCACCGAGCAGTACGGCTCGATGGAGGCGCTGCCGCATGAGATCGGTAAGGTCGAAGATGTCCGCTATGTGCTCTCCCCGGTTCTCGATAACTACGAGGGCGCAGGCAGCTCAACCACCAACGGCATGGTCAACGACGGCAGCAACGTCGATGTCTATCCGGTGGTGTATGTGGCGAAGGACAGCTACGGCCTGATCCCGCTGAAGGGCGCCAATGCGATCACCCCGAAGGTCCTCAATCCCGACACCCCGCGTGGCGGCGATCCGCTGGGCCAGAAGGGCTCGGTCGGCTGGAAGACCTACTTTGTCGCCAAAATCCTCAACGAGGACTGGGTGGCACGGCTCGAGGTCGCAGCAACGGACTTGAGCTGATCGCTTGAGTGAGAGAAGGGGAGGCGGTGAATCCGTCTCCCCTTTTTTATTGAGATGAATGCGCAAAGCCAGTCGGTTTTCCCCATTCATTTTGAAAAGGCGGATAAGCCATGAGTGATGGCCTTTATAAAAACATCCACCAGAAAAGAAAGCGGATCGCGGCAGGCTCGAATGAGCGCATGAAGCGCAAAGGCGAGAAGGGTCGCCCCAGCGCTGCGGACTTTAAGCGGGCCGCTAAAACCGCGAAGAAAAAGTAAACCGAAGTCTTCCCCCTGTTGCCTCCGTCACCGCTGGTGCCGGGGGCTTTTTTGTTTCCGACATGGAGATTAAGCAAATGTCCGAAATCAACGTCAATCAGATGAGCCGCGATGAGCTCGAAGCCACCGCCGCTGATCTGGGAATCGAGTTCCGCGCCAATATCAGCGATGAAAAGCTTGCCGAGCGCATCCGTGTGCATTTAGGCGAGCCCACCCCCGAGGTCACTCAGGGTGAGAATCTGGCGAAGAAATCCAAAGAGACCCGCTATGAGATCACCATCGCCACCGACAGCCAGGACAAGCAGCCGGTCCGGGTCGGGGTGAATGGCTACTTCTACACCATCAAGCGTGGCGAGAAGGTGACGGTGCCGGCCTCGGTGGTCGAGGTGCTGAGCAACGCCATTCAGTATGTCTACGACCCGCAGACCATGCAGCGACAGGAGGTGCTCTCCTATCCCTTCCAGATCATCCGCGAGGTAGCCTGAGGTGACCTTCCTCGAGCTCTGCCAAGCGCTGCGCCGGGAGGTGGGTGCCTCCGGAACCGGCCCCAACGCGGTGGACGGCCAGACCGGGGAGTATGCCCGGCTTGTGGAGTGGGTCCGCAACGAGTGGCTGCGGATTCAGGAGCGCCACCAGCGCTGGAACTTTGCCTGGGCCGAGGGCACCCTCGAGGTCGAGCCTGAGTTCCGGGAATACGAGCTGCCCTCGGATGTCGCGACCATCGACAACGACACCCTCTACTTAGGCGACACCAAGCTCACGGTGATCGATTGGCGGCAGTTTCGGGAGGATTTCCGGAAACCCTCAGGCGCTGACGTCCGCCGGGTGAGCTTCTCGCCCGATGGGCTGCTGCATCTTGAGTCCGAGCCGAAGACAACCGGTGTGGTGAGCTTTGAGTATTGGCGTGAGCCGCAGCGGCTTGTTGCCAACCAGGATGTCCCGAGAGCCCCCTCGGTCTATCACTACGCGATTGTCTACTCCGCGATGATCCAGTACGGGCTCTATGAGAATGCCCCTGAGGTGGTGCAGCAGGCACAGCGCAACCTTGCCGGTATCTACCAGGAGATGGTCAACCGTGAGCTCCCGGGTGTGGAGATTCAGGGGCCGCTTGCATGACAAGAACGGCCTATATCCCCTTTGGCGGCGGCATTGATCTGACCACCCCGGTCCGGCAGGTCGAGCCGGGTCGGTGTCTTTTGCGGTGAACTACGAGTGCCCGGTCACTGGCGGCTATCGCCGGATCGAAGGTTACGATCAGCTAGGTTCAGCGCTCCCGGGTGAGGGCCCGGTGTTGGGTGTCGCGACCTTCGCCGATAGCTTCTATGCGGTGAGAAAAGACACCGGTGCTGCCACCGCGACGCTTTATCAGTTTGATGGCTCGAGCTGGTCGGCGGTCTCCGGGACTGCAGGCGCACTGGCCGATGGCCGGCATGAGTTCACCGAAGGCAACTTCCTTGCCACCGCCAGCGGACGGGCACTCTACGGGGTCGGGGGC